CTCTTCGTGGTATATGCAACATGTCTTCAATTCTTGCTAATCTTTCACATATGTCTTCACCATTTATTACTAATTTACCGGTTACTTTCACTGATTCTTCAATCTCCAATACTGAATTACCATTATTATCTTTAAATGTTGTTGATGGTTTTAAACTAGCACTTGAAATAGTACCACCTGCAGATACCCAAGTGAACGCAGCTGGATTGCCTAAATTTGTTGAGTATCCTGGACTAACCATTGTCATTTATTTTCCTTGAAAAAAGTGGGGATTTCTCCCCACTGTAATTAATTACTTTTTAACAAATTTAGCTTTGTTTTTATCCCAAGGTTTATTACCTTGATATGGTTTCTTTGGACGTTTACTCGCCATATAAGCACCATATGATTTAGAATCTTTTCGATATAATTCTGATGGATCAAATTTACGGAGTTCGAATCTGCAGAAATCATGAAATGCTTCTAAATCTTCAAAGATTTTTACAACATCTGGGCGGGATTCAAAGTATGAAAATGTTTTGTAGTTTTTTGCCATAATAGCGTCCTTTCTTTTGTGGTTAAATGCTACATATGTAGCGGGTAAAATTATTTAAATGTATACGTACTTGATGCACCAGAAAATGGTGGAACATAACCGTGTCCAGTAGTTGTCCACGTGTAATCGTGAATATACGGATTTCTTTTCGAGTGGGTTTCTGATTCAATTCTGTATACTCGTTGTTGCAATTCCCGTACTTCAGTTACTAATTTACGCAATGGCCCAATAGATGGAGTTTTATCTTCAGCATGTACCAATGCGACTACTAGCATTAAATTATTGAAACATTTTTGAACTGCTGGATTTTCAGAATTCATCGCAGTATCAAATAATTCAACAAATCTTTCTAAATCTATTTCGTCTTTAATTATATTACTCATGAAAATATCCTTATTGTCCTGGGAATATATATTGGTATTCTGCTATTCCGCTATCTATATTGATTTGAAATGCGCCTTGGTCTGAAATTTTAATAGTTTTATCACCATCTAAATTCAATACACTGAGAATTAATCCTTTCTGCCATGTCCAGTTATTTCGTATAGACCCAGAGATGCCGGAATGAAAAACACAACTACCGGCATGTGTTGCAGCCTCATCACCAAATGTAAATACTAATGAATCACCAGTTGTTGATACTGTAAATAGTTTATCATCACTATTCACAGAAGCCTGGTATTTAAACCGTTGGATATTGGCCTGTTGAGGGGTGAATTCAACATCCCATTTCTTGCATTCGAAGTCACAGAATTTCATTTTAGCATTAACTAGTTTGATAAACATGAATCTAAAATCATTTTGAAAATCCCCAGTTTGATTTTGAAAGTGTATACCAGTTGGTATTTCTATACCATCTTTAACGGTTGATGTTACAGTGATCTTAGCATTATCTTGGTATTCTGGACATCTTAAATGCATATCTAATTTGTTTAGATATTGCATTCCAAACTCCCCGGATATGTTTGGCACAGGGGTATGCGTTTTTGCTCTGAATATTAGCTTTCTATCTTCCGATACTGCATCCATTGTAGTTTCGGAGTCTGATGCATTAACCCTAATTAGGGGTATTACCCCTAATGTATGAGTATGTGCTACTAAATCTTGTAAAAAATCTTTCATATATTTCCTTAATTATGTGTATTATACTATAGCTTGTTCCATTTGTCAACATCTTAATAAAAATTAAACATACTATTGACTGATGTTTTTTCATGTGTGCTTAATAGATCCCAGTTTAATACGCCAATTAAGTTTGAAACTTTTTTATCGATAATTACTGCTTCCATTTCAGCATGATCAAATGGTAATTCTTTAAACCATGTTGGCAACCGTAATTCATCAACTGGATATGCTACACTTGTCAACCCTAATGGGTTTTGTTTTAATTTACAAACTATAACTTTTGCACCATCTGTGATATTCATTGAATATCTATCACCAAATATGTTTTTTAAGGTATTCCAATTGATACTCGCTCTCACGTGCCCTGGCATATTTGCTTTTCCTAAATCTTCCTCTTTATGATGATACGAGGTGATTTTATTTGCACGTTTTGGAGACCCTTTTTCCCAGCCTGGTCTTTTTTTGAATGCAATTCTAAAATCAGCAATTTTATCCAATACATCACGTTCTTCAACCCCAGTTAATACCATTTCTAATATTTCACTCAAGAAATTTTGTACAAATTCGGGGGTATCTGATCGTTTAAGATCGAGACCCATTGCCTTGATTTCTCCAGGTTTGCCATCTTTATCTTTCCGTTTGCCTTCTTTATCGTATACTAATACAGCATAACGCTTTTTAGTAATAAATAACCCTTTGACACCAACAATTTCTCGTCCAGCTTTAATGACTTCTCCTCTTGATAACGGGCAATTAAATGAATTTAACATAAAATCAGCAAATGTAGTATTAACTTCATCGCCTATTTGATCATATAATGATGAAATAGCTTCTTTAGACCATGGAATATTACCAGCATCTATTTCTTTTTTCAGTGTTGAATATGCAGAGAAGTAACAAGAATCAGTATCACCATAAATAATAGATTTACCAATATGATTATACTCGCCTGTAATAATTTCATTAACTTTTGCCGCCATATGTTTAGCAATCTGTCTTCCAGTTAATGTAGTTGATTGTCCGATACGTTTATCAAAGAATCGGCATCCTTGGTTTAGAATCGCTCCGTATAAACTATTCAAATTAATCTTTTTAACTAATTGACGTTTATCCCAATATTCTTCTTGTTCTTTATCACCAGCTGCAATTGCTTCTTTGAGCTTTTTCTGCATTTCTTTACGTTCAGCATACCATCGTTTGAGTAATCCAGGTATGATTCCTTCTCGCGCATGTGTGAAAATAGTACCATTCGCACTAAGCATCCAAGGATGTTTTGAATCATAAATCAATCTGTATATGGTGTCACCACTTGCTTCATCACTAGTGCCATCTTCCCAGTCAATTATAAGCTGCTTATCATACGATTTATTCATAACTGCATCATATTCTAAGGTACCAAATTTACCCTCCCATGCTGCCGTGATTTTTTTACCATTTGACAATTCACCGTGTAAATACTGATCGGTCATTACTGGGCGAAGTTGTCCAACGATAGTTTCAGGACCCATGTTCAATGCACGAATAACCGATGGATATAGTGAATTAATGTCAAGTGAGCCAACCCAATCATGAATTCCTTCTTTCGGATGGGCAACATAAGCACCCGCCGCCATTTCACTTTCTTTAGAGTCAGATTTGTTTCGATTTGGAACAACAAACCCTCTAACGTGCGCTTCATTGATAATTGCTTGTTCGGTAACTGCAACCGCACCCATTGTTGTTTGTAACAATACGGTATTTTCATGCGCCAGTGTGTTAGCAAGGTCTAGAAACTTTAATTTTCTGTCTAACTTTTCAAGAAGAAGTGTATCTTGTCTATTGTATTCAATGAATTTTTTAAAATCATTATTATACAATTGATCAAGGGTTCCTTCATATGCGACTTTGTGTTCACCCAATTCATATTCTGCAATTGCATCTAACCGGTAGCTATGGCGTTCTTCATAAGTATATTTTCTATAAAGTTCTAAACTATCTAAGTGAACACGGCCAACAAGATCGTATGTTACTGCATCTTTACCATACTTTTCATATTCTCTACGTTTTGGGAATTGATTGAATAAGCAAAATCTTCGGGTATCATCTTTACTCAATACTTTGGTTACACGATTTACGATATATGGTATATCAAACCCCTCACTATTCCACCCACTTATAACATCTGCATCTTGTATTAGATCCAAAAACGAATCTAACATCTCGGCTTCTGTTTTAAATAGATAGGTATTAGGGAAATCTTTAACCTGTTCTTGAGCTTCCTCCATTGTTAATGTTTTTGGAGGAATAGCCAAACAAACTAGTGAATCTAACCATTGTAAGTGAACCGCAATTGCAGTAATTGGCATGAATGCATCGTCTGGAGCAGCATAGCCAGGACCAGGTTTCAAATAGCTACAATCTGCAATATTAACCCATTTTTTTAATTTTTCATCATAAACTTCATAATCATCTTTATTTTGTATATTACTTAGTTCAAAAACTGTTATTTCTTTTTCTTCTAATATTCCCATCATTCCCTCGATATTTTGAAATATACGTTACACAAGCACCATTTTCTAATAAACCATTATAATGTTGTAATCTATACTTTATTTGTCTATAAGTATATCCAGTTATAGACAACACATCATCATATGATGAAAATTCAATTGTTTCATTGTTGGTGATAGTCATCAAAAAAGTAGAGCTTTTCCCCTTTTTAATAGAATCACCACGTTTTTTATGATCACATTTTTGAACCGAATTCTTCATTCGTAAATCCATGTCTTCTTTAGACATTAATGATAATGTAGATTTTAAGGTATTGCTTACCTTATTATAATCATAGTTATAAATGCCAGCTTTATGATTTTGTAAAAACTTTTTTTTACGTTCTTCGCATTTATTAGGATTATTTTCAGCAAATTTAATTCTAGCGGCTGCATATGCATGACTAGTAACCCGGTATCCATTATATCCTTTTCTAGTTTTTGACATCCACCATAATGCATATACCATTTTTTTATAAAATATAGGTGTATCTTTGTATATTTTAACTAATAATAAATGACATATAAAATGTTCACGTGTAGATAATAATACTGTATTTTCTTTACTATTGTTGCCGCCACAGCTACGTGGTATTATATGGTGCTTTTCTAACTGTATATTTTTAGTTCTATTTTTTAATTGTGCTATATTAATTATATCGTTATATATTTTTAAATAATTCATAGTATTCTCCTCTAGAATTATTTATCATTATTACCTCGATATCAATCAATCATTGTTTTTTTCTGATTTTAACCATGTGCTGGGATGAAACTGCAAATGGTTGCATATCAGTCTCGATATCGAACCAAGCTACGTTAAGTTTTGGTGCATCTTGGTTTTGGTAGTTTTCACTAAGGCAAACAAATACTGGATTTAAGTCTGCTTCAAACAGTTTTTTATTATTGTGAACCGATAGTTCTTTGCGGAGTTGTTTTGTATTTTTACAAATAACTCTTGATACAGGTGTGCCGTATATCGATTGAAATCTACCACGTGGATCAGCGTAATAAAAAGTATGTTTTACAGGGAAATCACGATATTCCCGTTTTCCACTTTTATTTCTTTCCACTACTTGAATAGTGTCACTATTTTTATCAAATAACGCATCTACATAGCTCATTCTGAACCCCCCCATAAAGAGGATTCGTCTTCACCACGCTGTTTTGCTACATCTTCTAATAGCATTTCTTCAATTTTGCATGAACATCTAGCTTCACAATCGTGAAGCGATATACATGTTTCACATGCTTCGAATTCGAAGTCTTCATTAATATCCATATTATTCTCCATATGTGATTTCCGGCTCACAAATACCATTCCGTGCGGTTTATTGGCCCAGCCTACCTTAATAATGCCGTTTTAGATTAAATCTGTTTAGTAATATCTAAAATAGCTTCAACTTCTTGCCAATCTTCGTTATGATCGACCCAGTTACCTTTGTATGCAATTTTTATTGCTTTATTGATAATCGCAGGTTTCACATCAAGTTCTTCTGCAATTGATTTGACTGTATCTTTTAAGCTTTCTTTTAAATCATCAATTTCACGAAGTACAGTACCACCTTCATTGATCAATTTTTCAAGTTTAGCTTTTTCTTCTGGACCGTATGCTCTACTCATATTATTTCCTTATATTGAGTTGTTTAAAAATTCTATTATACTATAGTTGTGGTAGGTTGTCAATCTTTATTGACGAAAGAATTGGCGGGATCACCGCCAATGTGTTATTTATAATATGCCCAAGTTGCTTTTAGGGCATCCAATTGTTGTTGAATAGCAGGTGAAACTGCGGTTGTAAAGTGTCTTAATGCAAAATCAATTTGATAAGCCAATTGATCTAACTGTGGATTATTAGTAGTTGCCGAGTTAGCAGTGGTGTTTGCATTAGTTGGTTCAGCTGGCTTCCCACCTTGGTTTATCGTAGATGTTTGCGCTGGTTCCTCGGGTGATCCGTTATTAACATATGATGAGATCAGATTCCCCATATCATCAAACATAATACCATACACTGCTAGACTTGCAATGATTCCACTAATAATTGGATGATTTAACAAGAATGACATTCCACCACGCAATACACGTTTAGCTATACCAGGTTTTGGAGCAGTAGGTTTAGTTCTTCTTGGTAATCTTGGAGTTTTTAATCTTGCTTCATCTAATAATGATAATGCATATTTCATTTTATCATTATCTGACAACGTATTATAATCAGTAGATTCAGACATTTCGCCATCAGGATCAATCCCAACTAAATATGCAATTGCTTTGATATCATTTTCAAACCCATTATCTGTACTAAATTTTTGAATTGCAGCAGCAGTATTAGGTCCTATTTTTCCATCAACACCGGTTGGTCCAATATCATATCCAGAATTAACTAAATTTGTTTGCAATTCTGATGGTGCATTCTCTTCGCTAGGTTGTGCATCCGGTACCGCATCTTGTGGCGCATTTTGTGGAACTGTTTGTTGAGGAGCGGGTTCAGTAGTTGGTGATATAATATCGGATGGACTAACCCCTGCATCTTTAAGCGCATTAGTTGCCTCTAAACCACCTCCAATAGCCCACCCAAATGGACCTGGAATTAAGTACCCAATTCCTGACAATGCAGAAATGACGGCGCCGCTTCGATCACCTTGCTGCCATCTATCATATGCGTCTTTGATGCTCAATACTGATCCAACACCAGGTAAAAGCTTACCCAAAATGCCTTCATTTGTAGTGTAGCCAAAGCTTTCAATTAGTTCTTTTGAAATACTTATAGATTCAGTGGCAACGCCTTTTAATTTAGCATATTGATCAATCAATTGTTTGATTTTTTCAATTTCCGATTGATGTTGAGTATCACGATCAGCTGCCCACTGTTTATACTCGGCCTGTGCTTGGACATTTTTTGCTGCAACTTCATCATTATCGAATATACCTTCTGATAAATGGTCTATTGTATTTAAAATATCTCTAATATCCATTATTTCCCCTTTGGAACACAATTAGGAACGTTTTTTCCGCTCTTCTTTTTCATTCCAATTGCTTGATATCCTTTCCAACAATCTTCGTTTGTTTGATCTGGTAGTAATTTTTGTTCACCAACAATCGCATCATAATGATCCATTGTTAAAGTATCACCTTCTTCACTAAATTGAATTAGTTTCTCAGTGACATTATGTAAATCCATATCAGTTTTTGCATCTTCACGAGCGTATTCTAATAAACGAATTAGTAATGGAATATCCATTTTAACTACATCTTTTGGATTCTCAAGGTCTTCCATTGGTTCATTACTTTGTAATCCTGGACCAACTCCCCCGGTAAATCCAGCAGAATGTCCAGGTATGGTAGATTCTTTCATTTGAACACGTTCGGCAATGATTTTAGCATATTGGTTAATTAATTGCCGTTTTTCAACTTTTTCTTGTTGAAATGAGTCTTCTGCTTCATGAAAGTATTTTTTAATTAATGATTCTTTTTCAGGTGTAGGAACTTTAGGGTTGTCTGCGTAATGTTGCATAGCCATTTGAACGGGAAGACTAACCTTGTGTGGATTAGCCCCCTCATTAATAATACCCATGAATTTTTTCATGTCAGTTGAACCTTCTACTGGTTTAGCGGCAGTGCCATCTAGTGCCTGTAGAATTTTTTTCATATCCATTACTTCAATCCGCTCAACATTTTGATAGCAGCCAAGTCTGCCGATTCATTAATAGATTCTTTTTTAGCTAAATTAGCTTTTCTTTCAGCTTTTTCTTTAGTTTCTTTAGCCTTTTTCCAATCTTGTCCAGCTTTCTTAATCCCTGCATTATCACCTTTTTCATCAGCTATCTCGGTAGCATCCGCAGCATTTTGCATTTTAGTTTTTTGACGAGCTGCAACACCTTTATAACCCTTTTCAGAAAATGGACTTTTCTTTTCCCATGGTTTTAAATCTAATTCATCCAACTGAACATCTTCAAACGTTGGTTGATATTTTGGGTTTGTTAAAAGGTCTAACATCAAAGATGGATTGGCTTTAACTTTATTAACTAATTGTGGGTTTTGTTTAAACGCAGCATATAGTTTAGGGTGTGATTTTTGAAGATCAGCAATTGATTGTTCAACTGGTTTACCTTGAATATTTGCACCAGCTGAATATTCATCTGGATCTGGTGGAATAACATTACCAGTTGGTCTTGCACCTTTAATATTTTGTGGGGTTACTGGTGCAAACTTTTCTGGTTTATTTAACGCAGCGATGTCTGTAGAAACATCTTCTATCTGGGTTTCATCACTCGAATAAACGCCTTCACCGAATGCATGTTCAACACCTTCTTTAATGTTTCTCCACATTGCAGCTGCCGCTACATTATCACCAGCTTTTTTAGAACCGTATTTTTTAGCAGCTTTTGCTGATACTTTTTTAAAATTTTTACCTGGTTTACCAATATCCTTACCAGCAACTGCTTTTTCAACTTCTAATGATTTCTTAGCTTTAGTTAATCCAGCACTAGGTGCCGCTTCTTCCATTCTATCAACCGCGTTTGCAATTCCACGGGTGCGGTTCACTACTTTACGGCCTAGTTCATCTTGTTTTTTAGATGAATCTGTTTTAGCTAGTTTAGTAGATTTATCTACTAAATCTTGTGAAGCAGCTTTGGTATACGATTTCAAGGTATTTAGATGAAGTCCAGTTGGTTTACCTTCGGCTAATTTTTGTGCTTGTGCAATTTTTAGATCTTTGATTTTAGCTCTAGCTTCATTCAATTTGCCTCTAATAACCTGTTTTTCGCTTTCTGAAAGAACATCACTATTGTCTAGTTGATGGCCATATTCATTGAATTTCATTTCATATTCTAAGTAGTGGTATACACTAGCAATATAATCAGCAGCTTTAGTGATTTTAGCTTGTACCCAAGATTCTAATTGGGTATCATCTTCTAATTTTTTAAATAGTTTATAGCTGTATTGACCTAATTTAAATAGGTCAGCCTTTGCCATCGCGCCTTCATGATCTATTTCACCATTTGGTAATGTTCCTTGGGTAGGCATTTGGCTTGTATTATTCATTTCAGCACCAGGCAATTGGAATTCATCCAATTGGGTTTGCTGAGTAATGTTTGATTCCGGTTTCATATTTAACTCCATTATCCTTTATTTATCTTCTTTTTATGGTTGAACCACCAAATAAACTGGTTCCTTTCATATCTAAGGCATTATCAGTGGGTGATTGTGAAATAGGCTTCGGTTGTGGCGGAGCTTTTGTCCCACTACCAGTTTCTACACTACCGGTATAGCTTTTTTTTCCACATGCTTTACCAGGGCTGATATGTGGGTTTACTACTGTTCCAATGCTGGCCGCATTTGTAGCACCGGCAGTTGCGGTTTCACTTATAATTTCCGATATTTTCATTGGTCATTCCTTCCAAACCAGTGTTTGAACCATTCCTCGGTTCCTGATTTAATTCCTTGTTCTCTTGCTATTCTACCTTTATCACTACCAGCAATAGTAGGAAGTTGTGAATTCATATAGTTAGCTAATGCCTGTTCGCTACCTAATCCACCCATCATTGATACTTTTTTAAATTCATGAATTGGGTCATCTGGTGATAGATAGCAATCATTGTCACTTGGTGGGCATAAATCAGCAGTTGTAATTCGAATCTGTCTCATTACACACCGTACTTATTTCGTTTAATCTTTGCTACTGCACTAAGTTTATTTGTATCTTCCTTTTCAACACTACGGTTTGATGATACACGTTTAATTGGCCCAACATCTGATTGCTTTGCCGCATATTGAATCATATCCCATTCTTCATCAGTATATGTTGTTAGTAATGGATCTCCACCAATTTCATTGACGGCTTTGGTAGGATATTCAGGTGCACCGGCCAATGCTAATCCAAATCTCCATGATTTATATGCATCACCTGCATTATTATTAGCAGCGGGTGTGGTTACTGCCCCTTTAATACTAGATTTTGCTGATTTTGATAATTTTTTCACACTGGCTTCATTTAACATATCAGCGTATATATTGTCAAATTGTTCTTCTAAATTAAATGCTTCAAGACTCATTTGTAATGTTGATTCATCAGCAGATTCTTTTTTGTGGGTACGTTGTTTAAATTTTCTTCCAGTACTTTTCATGTGCTGCCATGGATTATCTAACTCACGTCTACCACTGGTTGATCGTTTTGATTTTAAATAATCTTTCCAATCTTCATCAGCTATAATCATGTCTTCTTTTTTAATTTTATTTGGAAGACCTTTGTGTTTGGTTTTAGCAAAATCTTTAGCATCTTTCTTTTTCATAGATTTAGCAACCTTTGCTATTTTTGGACTAGCTGGGGTTTCACCTTTTTGGGCAGCATGAACCATACCCATAAATTTTTGTTGGGATTTGCTAACGGCTTTCTCATCTAACCGAACGCCATCATTTTTTAAAAGACTATATAATCCTTCAAACATGTTCTTTTTATTGTCTTGCATAGTGTTATCCTTTTCATTTTATTAGATATTCTTCAACAATATCAAAAAATTTAAATACTCTATTATTTATCGTTATTTCAGTATCTTCTGGTATTCCTGAAATATTATAAAATGAATATCGATCACTATTTTTTACTGCATTACGCAACTCGGTAGATGAACTAATTCTTGGGGTTTCAGCATGTTTTATAGAATTAAAATTATAATATCCATGTGAACTTTTAACTCCATTGTATTTTTTTAATGAAGTGGTCAACCATAACTCATCGGTACAAACAAGTAATTCATTATTTGTACCGTGTTTGTTATAAACAGTAGTTGCTAATGTGAATAAATTATGTTCTTTAACAATATGTCCATGAATTTCAGGGAATAATGTTTCCATCAATTTTAATTTAATATCAAACGGCAATGGATCGTTTTTTCCAGAAGTTGTGCCATTAGTACCAATATAAAAGTTGGTACATTTTGAAGTACGTTCCCAAACTGCTTTGTGACCTTTATGAGGAGGATTGAATCTGCCGTATGATATGCCTATGGTGTCCATTTATGCCTCGGCACTAATTTAATATTTCCAAATTGTTTATTATCATCAGCATACCGTACCCAGCCTTCTGGATTATATGCTTTAACATCGCAATCATGATTTTCAAGTTCTTCGATAATTTGATTTTTGATATCACGTATAGTATATATTAATCTAAACGTATCATTATACGCTTCCTGGTTGGAGTATATTCTATTCATAATTTTAGACAGTTGAGATCCACTGATCCTAAATTGTCCATTACTTAACCAACCATAAAATGATACAAGTAGATCATATTTCATTTTAGCATTAATATATTTGTAGATATACTCACGTAATTCACTGACACCGGTGATGGGTTTTAAAAATTCATCAAGATGATCACACAATGAATTTATTTTATCTATAGTGTCTTCTGTTAATCGATATGGTATATCAACTTTAGAATAATATGGATTAAGAATTATTACTTCATCAGTTGTATTGAAACTATCAAAGTTTTCAAGTGGAAGTTGTTGATCATCTTTCAATCCAAATGCATTAAAGTATGCATGTCCTGCTAATAGAATATTAGAGTCTTCGATTCGTTTTCCTAGTGCAGTATCTTTATTAACTGTATAACCGGTGTGATTAGGACAGAAATTATATTCGTTATTAGCTAACGGTGGTTTATCCCAATATAAAAGATCAGCATACACAAATCCAACAAAGTCTGTTGGTGTGGCAGCATCTAATAATGGAAATAACTTACCAAACTTGATAGCATGTTCCTTACGTTGGTCTGATACATTTATACGATCTTTACCAGACTGATTAACTATAAAGTCATATAGTTCTTCTGGCGAGGTAGATTTACTACCTCGTGCCCAGCCGTTATGCCCAGTCATAATGAGTGGACCATTTACAGTTTCTCTTCCCCAATATATTTGTAGGCCACCATCCCATTTCATTCTAACTGAGCTAGAATCATTACAAATTTCTTGGATATGTTGAATAGCTTCTTTTACACCATCTGACCCATAGAAGAAAACTAAATCTTCTAAGTGATTAAACGCTCTTCCGAGTTTTTTCATTGGAAATATGTTTGTTTTATATGTTGATATTTAATTGGATCATTTCCGACAGCTGCTAACAACCTCGATGGTGAGCGCATATCATGAACGGTGGCATGTGGACCGATAATAATTTTAGCTATTTTACCTGGGTCCGATTCGATTAACTGATTAGTTTCACGATTTACTAATCCTCTAAATGGACTAATTTTTAATGTCTTTGATGTAATATTGGCTAGGTCACACCAGATACTAACAACATCCTTGCCTTTCATGTTTTCGTTTTCATAGATATGATCATGTAAGTACATCATGTTATATGCATCATCAACAGTTGTTAAATCAACTTGCACAAGTTCACCATGCACAGGGATACCAACAAACACAGAAATACCAGATCTGGATGTCTCTAGTCCTTGGTTAATAAAGTGTTCTTGTAGTAGTTTTCTACTTTCTGACACATCCGGTACAGGATATTGTGCAGGAAGAATGGACATCAATTCGGCGGTGTCAATGAAAAAATCAACATCGCCACTGATGTCTTTTTTGCCAATACTACCATATGGATATGTGTGCAATCCTTCTGGTAGTACGTTTTTTAGATTGGTGAATAAAGTTGGAAGATCTTCTTTTTTGATTGGTTTAGAATTTTTAATTGCGTTTCCGCTCATTTATATTTGCCATCTTTGATATGTTGACAGACCTCCTCGTGTATTTTTTCACATATTTCTGAAAGAATATTTTCATCTAATACATGTGGTAATTCACGAATTGGGTATTCTTTAGCATACATCTTGAAGCATTCATTCACCGCTTTTTCAAAGAAAATTGGCTTTGTTTTTTTATTCAATTCTTTACGATCAATGCATCTTGATATAGCTGGATGAAAATGACGGCGATAAGCCTCGTCATTGTTATTCATAAAAAATATTAAATCATCTGGAAGATCATAATTTAATTCTTTTTTTCCAGTATCATCAACGACTTTAACAAAGTCTGACTCATTAAATTTTTTACTTTCTAATAATTCTATAATACGCATAATTGTGTCCGGTTATATGATAGTATTTATCGAATAACCGGACACATACACATTTTACACTTCTACAACATCAACATCTGGTTCAGTAACCTCTACTGGTGCAATAATTATTTTAGGTTGTTTTGGTTTAGAAGTTAACACAATTTTATCGTCTTCTAACCCAATTGTCAATATCCCACCATTTTTAAGATCGCCAAAAAGCATTGATTTTGCTAAATCACGTTTGATTTCTTTATCAATCACTCGTTGCAAAGGTCTAGCACCCATCTTAGGATCGAATCCTTTGTCAATTAACCAATTGATTGCATCTTTAGATACTTTGATGCGAATCGCTTTTGATTTAACTTGGTCACGTAATTCATCAATAAATTTGTTGACGACTTTAACCATTGTTTCTTTACCAAGTTTGTTAAATGTAATAATACCATCTAAGCGATTACGGAATTCTGGTGTGAAGAATTTTTTCAAATCAGCATCAGAATAATCTTTTTCTTGTTTACCAAATCCGATATTATTTTTCTCGGCTGACTGGGCACCGGCATTTGTAGTTAAAATCAATACGATATTACGACAGTCTGCTTTTTTACCATTAGATCCGGTGATAAACCCGTTATCCATCATTTGTAATAACACCGTCATTACATCTGGGTGTGCTTTTTCAACTTCGTCCATTAACAAAATCGCATTAGGCGCTTCTTGTATCTGTGTGATCAACAATCCAGCATTTTCTTCAAATCCAACATAACCTGGAGGTGAACCGATCAATTTACTGATACTATGTTTCTCTTGATATTCTGACATATCAAAACGCAATAATTTTGAATTCAAATGTCTAGCTAGTGCCTTAGCTGTTTCTGTTTTACCACAACCAGTTGGACCCATGAATACAAACGATCCAATCGGTTTATTTTCTGGTTTTAACCCAGCTTGTGCAACCATGATTTTATCAACGACATCCGTTAATGCAGCATCTTGACCAAATACTTCTGATTCCAATTTTTCTTGCAATGTTGCAATACCATTGCTTTCGGTTTCCATGATTTGTTCTTCTGGCAGATTCACCATTCTAGCAATTTCAAATTGGATTTCTTTTTCTGATACAATTCTCGCATCAGCCAATTTCAAGTTAAATCGTGAACACGCACAATCAATCAAGTCAATTGCTTTATCTGGTAGTTTCTTATCAGCTTGGTATTTTACTGACAATTTAACAGCCGCTTGGATTGCATCATCTTTAATTTTTACATCGTGGTGTTTCTCGTAGTATTTTTTAATACCTTTCAAAATTTTTAATGTCATTTCTTGGGTTGGCTCATCTACAGTAATGCGTTGGAACCTACGCATCAATGCACGATCTTTTTCAAAGTGTTTTCGATATTCTTCCCATGTAGTAGATGCAATGACTTTGATGTTGCCTTTTGATAATGCTGGTTTCATCATGTTTGCTAAATCATTAGCGCCATTACTACCAGCACCTGCACCGCTGATCATATGTGCCTCATCGATAAACAATACAGTTTTACCTTTTTTCTCCAACGCACCAATTACGTTTTTGAATCGTTCTTCAAAATCTCCTCGATACTTTGAACCAGCAAGCATTGCAGAAATGTCAAGATTATACACGGTGTAATCTTTTAAGAAATCAGGCACTGAATCATTAATGATATTGTATGCCAATCCTTCTGCAACGGCAGTTTTACCCACACCTGGGTCACCAACTAATATGACGTTATTTTTACTACGTCTACCTAATGCCAGTGCAATATTTTCAAGTTCTTCAACTCTGCCGATAACTGGGTCAATTTTACCTTTTTTAACCATATCATTAAGATTGGTAGTATAGGCTTGTAATGCTTTATTAAGACGCGGATTGTCCGCCTCAGTCATTTCCTGAGATTGTCCATCACTAGATTCAGATGTCATATTGACATAATCGGTGAATTTTTCTTTTGTAATGCCAACTGACGAAATGTAATAAAACGCCCAACCCCGCTGTTCATTCATCATTACTTTGAATGCATCAATGATTTCAACCTTTTGGCGGCTATCAAAGATAACTTGCGTGAATGCTTTGTTCAACATGCGTTCAAATGCTGATGTTTTTTTCGGAGTGATAACTGTGTCATTGACAGTTATATCTTTACATTTGTTATTCAAATGGTCCGATAGTAATTTTTTCAATTCTTGAGCATCGGCCCCGTAGCCGGAAATACATTGAAAAAAGTCTTGATTTGCAAGCATAGCATGTAAAACATGTTCAATTGTAATGTATTCGTGATGCAATTTTTTGGCAACGTCTGATGCTAGAATGAAAACTTCTTCTAAATCTTTACTTGGTTCTACCATTTGTATTTTCCTATCTTATTTAAGGTTGTTAATTTCTTCTTGGATTTGTTTCAGTTTATTAACAATATTATCATCTGTAATCACAGTTGATTTTATTTTTATTACTGTAACAAATCGCCCAATATGTCCACTTCTGACATTTTTAAATCCAG